CAAATTCAAGATCCGCGACGTTGATGCATGGAAGGTGGCTTTTATGCACCTTGACAAGATACGCAGAGCAGGCCCTAAACAAGCCCGTAACGTCGGTGGTAAATTCAGTTCAAGAGATAAACAGAGAGGTTTCTCCCAAGAAGCACAGGGAACCAATCTATCTAACCTCGATCTCAAGAATGGTAAAGACGTTTTCAAGTTGCACCAAGCTATCAAGAAGATGGACATTGAAGACAAGACCCTGAACCTACTGATGAAAGACATGCAACCAACACACAAGCCTAACATCCTGTTCGACATTACTGCCAAGAGCCGTGGTGATATCAAGGCCGTTGCAGAGCATATGATAGAAATGGGTTACGAACCTAAGAACATCCATGTGGTCTGGGTACTAACCAACTATTCTGTTGCTGTAAACAACAACGCAGGTCGTGACCGTGTGGTGCCCGCCCATATCCTGTTGCAGACACATGAGGGTGCAATGCGCTCTATGTTGAACATTGTCACAGGTGGTAAACTACCAGGTGGTGCAGATGGTCGCTTTGATATCGTCTTGAACAACAGAGAAAACACCATCTTTCATACCAATGAAAAGGGTGAAGCACTTACTGGTTCTGATAAGATTGAAAAGACCGTGAAGAAATACGTTGGTACACCTAAGCAGGTTGCTGACTTACGCAAAGCATTAAGCCCTGTGGTCATCAAATCGTTTTCTTCTATTCAATTGAAGCGCGAGGGTAAGCCAATGGGTGACCTCAAGACCGCACTACAAGCCGGTCTGTTTAGTTGGATATCAGCCAACGTACCTAGTTCGGCTATGACGGGTGTTGGTATTGATGCAGACCAGGACCGTCGTAACAAAGGACTTAGTAAAGAAGACTCTGTGGCTGCTAGTAAAGCAAGACGTTTCGACTTCAGTAAATTTAAGAAAGCCTAATTATGAACTTTATGGGAAAAGGGGCCTTCGTATGGTTTCAGGGTGTTGTGGAAGATCGCAACGACCCATTGAAGCTTGGTCGCTTACGTGTACGCTGTCTTGGTTGGCATACTGACGACAAGAGTTTGATTCCTACAGAAGCACTTCCTTGGGCACACCCCATGGCACCTATCACCTCGGCTAGTATAAGTGGAATAGGACAGACACCTCTTGGTCCTGTCGAGGGTACATGGGTCATTGGATTCTTTCGTGATGGAGAGAACGCACAAGAACCCGTAATCATGGGTACTATCGGAGGTATTCCAGACGTACCAGAAGGTGGTAAAGGATTCTCTGATCCCGCTGGTGTATACCCAAAATTCTTTGACGTACCAGACACAAATGAACTCGCAAGAACAACAGAGGGTGAGGGTGCACCGTCACTCTTTCAAAAACGCCAGGACAAAATAGGTGATGTTCCGATTGCAAGAGCACCTAAGAACCTGCTTATGTCACCCGCGATTCCAGACGCAAAGACAGACAAAACGACATGGAGTGAGCCTAACCCACGTTATGGTGGTCAAGAGGAAGGTGAATACGTCGCTACGGTTCAAAGTTCATACCCATATAATCATGTACGAATGAGTGAGGCTGGCATGGTTGAGGAATGGGATGATACACCTGGCGCCAATCGAACACATAGCTACCATCCTTCCGGTACGTTTGAGGAAATACAACACACAGGCGATAAGATCACCAAAGTAACAGGTGATGATTTCGAACTATTCATCAAAGATAAGAGCGTTTATATTGGTGGTACGTGTAGCGTTACTATAAAAGGTGATAGCAAGTTGTACGTCCAAGGTGACCATTACTTAGAGGTTGATGGTAATTACTACGAAACTGTGCGAAAAGATAAGGTCATTACTATCGGTGGTTCAGAGGTCACCGAGATTGTTGCTAACAGGGTGAGTAATGTCAACAAGGACCAGAAAGAACGTGTTGGCCAGAACAAAACTGAAACGACCATTGGTTCATTTTCTGAACAAGTAGGATTGACACACTTTGAAAAAATTATCGGGAACAATACCATCATTAATGTTCTTGCGTTTAAACAGACTAGCGGGCTAGATACGGTCTTTGCCGCAGCGAGTACAATGGACCTCGGCGCAGGAACAGATTTCTCTGCTGGCGGTGGCGCAACGGTATCGTTCAAGTCAATAACAGGTATGAATGTAACAGCCGGAACAACAATGAACACAACATCCGGTGGCGTTATGGGAATAACCGGAAGTCAGGTAAGAATTAATGAGTAGTGCATGCCCAACCGACCTTCTTGATGCCGCAACGGACCTTATTGATGAGGGGATGACAGCCCTATCAGATCAATTAGGTACTCTGACCCAGGGCGCAGGAGGTATAACCGATTCGTTATCTACTCTGGCTGCGGATATGACCGCATCTATTAGCACGATAACCGATAGTCTTACAGCCCTGATACCCGAACTACCCGCTATACCAGAGATACCCGAGATTCCAACCAGTTATCAGGATGAAATGGCTACCCTGCTGGGTCTTGTCACGTCGCCTGTTGCGTATGCAGCCAAGATGTTAGAAATGTCCGACACATTTGGTATTGACATATCTGAAATAACCAGTAGTATCACGGGTTTGTTAGCAGGTACTCTTGACATATGCAACGACATACCAGACATTGATGCATTCGCAGATGGCACACTTGAAGAAAAATTCTCAGCCGCAGTAACGCCCCTTGAGGATGTGGCTGCTCTTGAGATACCAGTGATTCCGAAATCTCTATTTGAGATAACACCTATCTTACCTGATATCGCAGAGGTCAATCTAATTGATGCGGATATGATCTCGGCTTTCAATAAGCCACCTGTAATGCCTGTGTTTGCTGATCCCGTTGCGTCACCTTCATTGAAGACCTTTAGTCCTATGTTTGCAAAGGATATCATATTCAGTAAAAAGGATATGGACGCAGCCGTAACTGATTACGTTCAATCCGGCTTCCTATCTGATAAAGCCGCAACAGATTCTTTCAATAAGAGTTTTGAATTCCGTAAGAAGGGCTTGCTGAATACCATGGATACCTTACAACAAAAGGGTGAGGATATTCAGGCAATGCAGGCTAAGTTGCTTGGATTAGAAGAAGGCTATGAGGTAGGACCAGCAGAGCCACCAGACGGCGCGGAGAGATAACATGACAGCAACCGGAGCAAGTAAAAACGACGATACCGCAGGTGGAGATATCATAGCCTCTGCAACTACAACGTATATCAATGGCGAACTGGCTGCACTAGATGGTGACGCTGTTGCTTCGCATGGTATAGGATTACATGCAGGACCAACAATGATAGCAGGATCGAATAATGTCTGGATAGAGGGAAAGAAGGCTGTCAATGCAGGTGACCTAGCTACATGTGGTCATGCAGCATCTGGATCAACCACTGTCTTTATTGGTAACTAAACTATGGTATTGAATAACCCTACATAGTGATCATAACACTCTGTCAAGCACTTGTCAAGTAAAAAACAAAAGAAAACTATTATAAATACCAGTAGGAATTAAGGGAATAAGATGCCGCTAACAACTGATATAGTCTTTTCGGACTTCACCACAGCCTTCACGGCTCACCCTACAAGTGGTGACCTCGTTCGACTGACGAATAACGACGCGGTTGTTAGATCCGTTAAGAATATCGTACTGACTCAATTCTATGAACGCCCTTTTCGGCCTAACCTTGGGTCGAATGTCACGCACTACCTATTTGAGAACTTTGACCAGGGAATCGCAGAAGACATATCGAACGCGATCAAAGAGGCTATTGAGGACAACGAACCACGGGCCGAACTGCTAAACGTCCATGTATCCGAGGTTCCAGACGACAACAGACTTTCAGTGGCCATCATATTTCGCATAAAGAACAACACAGCACCCACGACCGTCCAGGTCTTTTTGGAACGAGTAAGATGATATATCATAACCACCATATTGTGCCACGCCATGCCGGCGGCACCGATGAAGCCAGTAATATAGTCGGGTGCGACATTATAGAACACGCCGAACACCATAAATACAGATATGATATGCTTGGAGAAGTCCAAGATTATATTGCATGGAAAGCCTTGACAGGTCAGATATCAGGCGCACAAGCAAATATAATGGCGACAAAGGCTGCTAACACTGGTAAGAAACAGAGTGCCCTAGCAAAACAACGACAAATATTAGCCCAAACAGGTCTACGTCGAACACAAAAACAACGAATCGCCTGTAGCGTAAGACAGGGTAAAGAATGGATAGTCACCACACCTGATGGTGAAGAAACAACAGTAATAGACCTGAAGAAATATTGTATCGCCCATGGATTAGACCAAGGCAATATGATGAGAACTGTTTCGGGAAAATACAAACAGCACCAAGGCTTCACAGCCCGCAGAGGAACAAACAATGGCCACAGCTAATTCAGCCCTACAAGTCACCGAACTGGATTTTGGTAATATTCGTGCGTCATTGAAGACCTTTATGGCGGCACAATCGAATTTTGCTGACTATGATTTTGATGGTTCTAATATCAGTACCTTACTGGACATACTGGCTTACAATACACATTACAACGCTTATTATACAAATATGGTCGCCAACGAGTCGTTCCTGAAGTCGGCCCAACTTCGTAACAACGTGATTGAAAGAGCGCAAGAATTAGGGTACACACCATCGTCAGCCGCCGGTGCTATTGCAGAAGTAACCATCACCATCGTACCTACTGATTCACCTGACAGTATCTCCATTCCTGTCAATACACAAATGACCACTGTGGTCGATGACATAACACTGACCTTCACGACCTCATCAGGTACGTTGATAACTAAGAGTGGTGCAAACACCTATGTCGCAACGGGAGTGACGATAGCTGAAGGTTATCCACTAACCCACACATATACCGTTGACACAGGTAGCCCTGTTGAATATGTCATACCGAATAAAAATGTCGATACGACTCGTATTGGCATAACAGTCAAGCCATCTGCAGGTTCTTCTACAATCACAACATACACCCTTGCAGACGACATAACCCAACTTACAGGTGAGTCAACAGTCTATTTCCTTGAGGAGACAGACGACGAGCAATTCCGCATCTACTTCGGTGACGATATCCTCGGCGTATCTCTATCAGATGGTAATCAGGTCATCATTGACTACCACGTTTGTAACACCACACAGGGTAATGGAGCCTCCTCATTCACTAACCTCTCTGCCATTGCTGGTTATAGTGATGTGACGATTGCGACAACAACATCGGCTGCCGGTGGTCGAGAGTTAGAAACTGTGGCTGCTGTTAAGTTTAATGCACCCCTGTACTACGAGAGACAGAACCGTGTGGTCACTCAAGGTGATTACGAGCGTGTTATCATGGCAGAGAACGCAGATTTCACCTCGGTCAACGTATGGGGTGGTGAAGATAATGACCCACCTATTTACGGCCGTGTGTATCTCGCAGTAAATCCCTCGGTAGGTACCATCATTTCAGACACCCGTAAAGAAATCTTGGTAGCCTCACTGAAGACTCGCAATGTAATGAGTATTGACCCTATCGTGGTTGATGCTGAATTCCTCTATGTTATCCCGACTGTCGAGATAAGGTGGAACCCAGACTTGACAACAAAGAACGCAGGTACCATTGAGAGTGAAGTGGCTGCTTCGATTGCGACATATCAGACAGATACCTTGGATGACTTCGGTAACAAGTTCAGGTTCTCTGCTTTCTCTACCGTCATTGATGCAACGGATAACTCTATTCGTGGTAACCTGTCTAGTGTGAAAATGATGATGGAGATAACACCAACCGTGAGTGTGGCTACCTCATACACCATTCAGTTTAAGAACGCTATTCTACATACGGAAACTCATGATCCTCATACGGCTCATACTGGTGTTATTCAGTCTACGTCATTCACTTACCTTGGCTTCACCTCTTTTCTACAAGATGATGGTTCTGGTATTATTCAGATATACCGCTGGGATGGTGGTGATAAGGTCATTCTTGAGGCTGCTGCAGGTACTGTCAATTATGATACGGGTGCTGTATCTCTTGATGCTTTCAACCCTACGGCTGTAGGTAATTCAGGCATACTGGAAATTTCTATCACACCTACTGACAACGACATAACACCGACACTTGCTCAAATTATCAATATCAAAGACACAACCATAACCTCTGTTGAAGATCGTACCGTGTAACCATGACGACTGTAAACAAGATATCAACGCTGGTTGAACAGCAATTTCCCGAATTCATTCGCACTGATGGTCCTATGTTCGTGGCTTTTATGGAAGCCTATTATGAATGGATGGAGCAAACGGGTAATGCTATTGACGCTAACCAGAACCTGTTGTCATACCACGACGTTGACAATACACTTGATGCATATCTTGAATACTTTGAGGCTGACTTTCTACCCAACATACCTCGGTCGCACTTAGCCAACACACCTAACCTACTGAAGAATGTTTCATCTTTCTATCGTGCGAGGGGTTCTGAAAAATCTTTTGAACTTATGTTCCGCATTCTCTATGATGACAGCGTAGAATTCTATTACCCTGGTACTGACATACTCCGCGCTTCAGATGGTAAATGGACCATCAAGACCACACTGACCGCACTTGGTTACAATGGCTCTGATGAATTGTTCGCGGCTGAGGGTTTTCAGATAACAGGTGGTAGCTCAGGTGCTTCTGGTGTTGTTGAACAAGTATTGAAGACGTACAGCGCAGGTGCACCCACCTATACGTTCTATGTCTCGCCAAAACTTGGTACGTTCGTGGCCGAAGAAGTCGTTACATCTACCTCTGGACTGACCTTTGTTGTTGATGTTGTTAGTTCTTCTGATGGTTTGTTCGTGGGTACTGATGGCTTTCTATCATCTAACAAGTACCTACAGGATAACTACTATTACCAGGAATATTCATATGTTCTGAAAACGACACAGTATGTCGAACGCTACCGAGACATATTGCAGCGCATTGTCCACCCTTCAGGTACAGCGATGTTTGGGCAGATTGCCTTTATTGACGACCTTGACCTCTCGTCTACAACGACTCTGGAACTAACCAATAACCTTGAGCCAGAAATGGTTGCGATCTCAGACTTGATTGCGAACAACCTATTTGCTAACAGTGAAATTACAATCACGGTTGAAGCCGATACGTGGTCAACTCCTTATGATGTACCTCAATATGGCGTAACAGAGACAACCAGCTCGTCAACGCTTACAGGAACCGTGACACCATCTGGTAACTCGACCATTGAATTCTATGAATCTGACCTTATCTCATTGTACGCCAGTATTCCTATTAGTGAGATCGGTAACGGTTCGTCGTTCATCGGTACAGGTACTCTGTTCACAACAGAACTTGAAATCGGTGACTTCATTATTGTTGTTGACCCAACAGAAACAAATCCAGACCAAGGCTTCCTTGTTGATGCTATCGGTGGCGATACCTTCATTGATGTAAACAACGTCTATTCGGGTATTCTTGCGGCTGGTACAGTTCACAAACGCTCTGCTATATTGACCAATGAAAGCGCATTGGATTGGGGTTCTGTTGCTGTTGTGTCTACCCTGTCACTTGATTGGGGTTCACTGACACAAGCACCTATGGTCTACAATGATTATCGTGACTTATCGTGACTTACCTGGTGATACCCAGATTGATTGAAACTTGATTACTCAGTCAATCACAGCGAACAGCGATTATGGCCTTATCGTTTCGGTTGTAACATCGAATTCATATTACGGTACAGTCTAAGACTTATAAATAGAAGAAAGATATTCGGAGATAATATTCAATGGCAACAGAGACAAAATTCAGACGCGGTACTACTGGACAGCATTCTACCTTTACAGGTGCATCTGGTGAAATTACCGTTGATACAACGAAGATCACGGCTGTTGTTCATGACGGCGTGACCCTCGGTGGTGTGCCGTTACTCCGCGCTTCGGGTACTCAGAATATCGTGACGACTGGTAATATCACAGGTGATATTGTTTTTGTCACCTCATATACAGTGGGTACAGTACCATCTGCGGCTGTTGCTGCGGGGTTGATATATGTCACCGACGATGCCGGTGGTGCAACAATGGCTTTCTCTGATGGCACCAATTGGCGTCGGGTAAGTGATAGAACGATTGTAGCCGTATAACGCTTATAAATACAACGACCAAACATTATGAAAAGGAATCAATTGATGTTTACAGACGAACAACTAAAAAACACCGCAGTCTTTCTAGGTCGTGTTGACCTCAAGGGTGCAGAAGTACCAGCATACGTTGACGTTTCCAACGCTATCAACAATGAATTGGCTAAGCGCGGGTCAACCGAAACACAGACAGAAGAAACAGGCACAGACAGTCCTGAATTGCTAAACGAATAAGGTAACAAACCATGCCATCATTAGTCACCTCTAAATTTAGAGTCTATAACGCCGACCAGTTCAAGGAAGCCCTTGGCGAAGCGGCGCCTTCATATCTCTATATGTTTATAGGGCGCACACGGTCATGGACTGACGACAACAACCCACCAACTCCTATCGACGCAACAGCAAACACCGAGTTTGAACACTGGCGCGATATGATGAGCGCCAAGCGAGTTCAATCTACTGACCTCTCTCTTGTAGCCCGTCGTGTTGATTGGACAACAGGTACCGTATATACCGAATACTCGCATACGGCTGACTTGAATACGGCTGATTTCTTTGTTCTTACTGAAGATTTCAATGTCTATAAATGCCTGTTCAATGACAACGGTGCAACGTCAACCACAAAGCCAACTGGCACAAGCACAACAGCGATAACAACGGCTGATGGTTATATCTGGAAATTCATGTATACCCTGACGGCTGCTGATGCTGTGAAGTTTTTGACAGAGGATTATATACCTGTAAAGACTCTTTCAAGCGACGACGGTACGACCCAATGGGATGTGCAAGCGGCTGCTGTGAACGGTTCTATTGAGGTTGTTGAAGTTACAAACGGTGGAACACAATTCGATAATTACAATACTGGTACATTGGTCTCTGTTGCTAACACAACACAGATGGTCATTGATGCCGGAGCAAGCCCGGTCGATAATCTATACAACACCAATACCCTATATGTGACGGGCGGAACAGGTGTTGGTCAGCAACGAACAATTTCAGGCTATACAGGTTCATCAAAAACTGTGGTCGTGGGTACTGCTTTCACCACTCTATTGGATGGCACCTCAACTTATTCTATCGCACCTACTGTCGCTATATCTGGCGATGGTACATTAGCGACGGCTATTGCTTCAATGAACGTGACCTCGAATACTGTCTATTCAATGACGGTTACTGCGGTTGGTTCTAGTTACACAACAGCAACTGTGGCTGTAACAGGCAACGGTGTATCTGGTGTGACTGGTTCTGCATATGTTGGACCACCAAGCGGTCACGGTGCTGATGCCGCTCAAGAATTGATGGGTTACAATGTTCTCTTGAACACCAAATTCGATAAGGGTGAATCAGGTACATTCACAACAGGTAATGACTTCCGAGTTATTGGTTTGTTGCGCGACCCACTACTGGCTAACGGTTCTTCTGCAACAGCCTCATCATACGACCAATCAACTGCTTTGACTATTACTGGTATCTCCGGTACATTCACAAATGATGAAATCGTAACAGGTGGAACATCGACCACCACAGGCTATGTGGTTCAAGCGAATACGACACTGGTCAATGCGACACAAACTGATGGGCTATTTACAGTAGCAGAGACCCTTACCGGTACAGACTCTGGTGCGACAGCAACGGTTTCTGTTGCGAACAACGGACCTCTGTTAGATTTCTCAGGCGATATTATGTACGTTGAACATCGGTCACCTGTTAGTCGTGCGGCTGACCAGATCGAGGATGTGAAGCTCGTAATCCGTTTTTGATGTCAAAAGCGTTATACAATTCTAAATTCTTATAAATACATGATACAACAAAGGAATTATCATGTATCATATTTACAGAATAACGAACATTAAAAACGACAAGAACTATATCGGGCTTACTAAGAATACAATTGAGGGGCGCTTTGATGAACATAAGAAAAGTGGTTATGATTTACATGAGGCAATGATTTCTTTAGGGACCCATAATTTCTCCATAGAAGAAATTGATTCGGTAGAAACTATTGAAGAAGCGACCGCGCTGGAAAAGTTTTATGTTGAAAAATACGACAGTTTTGATAATGGCTATAACATGAATAAAGGTGGTTCTGGACTATTCATACATAGTGATGAAACAAAGAAGAAAATGAGTGATAATAATCATTGGAGGGGTAAAGACCGTTCTGGTGATTTAAATCCAATGTTCGGTAGGAAACATAGTGCCGAAGCCATAGAGAAGATGAGGCGAAACCGTAGGGGTAAAACCGCTGGTATTAATCATCCACTATACGGTAAAAAACATAGTGATGAAACAAAGAAGAAAATGAGTGAAAAGGCTACAGGAAGACCTGCGCCAAACAAAGGTGTTCCTATGTCAGCAATATCGAAGAAGAAATTAAGCGAAAGTAAAATGGGTATCGTGAGGAACACTAAAAAATGGTTACTCACACACCCCGATGGTACAGAAGAAATAATAGAGAATATGTCGAAATATTGTAAAGAAAATAATCTACATGCTGGTAATATGTCCTCGGTTGCCAGTGGTAAACTAAAACAATACAAAGGCTATTTTGTCCAAGTATTATAAATATACATGAATGAAGACACGAAAGTATAGCGAATGACTTTAACCACTGACCTTAATGT